GAAGATTTGGGACTTGTTCCCTTCTTTTAGAGCAAAGGGGGTTGTGAGCATGGGAGTGTTCAGTAACGAATTGGTACAAAAATTGAGAAGCAAATACTTAGAAATCTGTAGCCATAAGGAGTTGTTGAAAGAGATAACTGGTGTATCAGAATTCAAAGAGGCTGAGAAGGCTATTAAATGGGAGCTAACTAAAGCTAAAGAGCAAATGGCTGAGTTAATGGATAAGGCTCTAAGAACTATGAAGCTAGCTACTAATGTAGAGAGGTTGTGGGATGATTGGTACGTTGTACGTCATGTTAGACCTGGAGGTGAGACAGCTCTAGAGTTAAAGTGTCTAATACCAGGTGAAACCCTAAGACTTCGTAGAGATGGTAGGAATGATAGAGAGTTAACTAGAGCTGATTTGGATATGTATCTTCCAGCAATGGAGAATACCTTCAGTAAGCATTTGTGGCAAGATGAGGTAAAGCTAGAGGTTACTAGATTGTACCCTATCTATGCTATAGAGAAGCCTAAAGCTGAAGAGGTGAAGCCTAAAGGTATAGTAACCCCTGATGGTCATGTGGTAGCATATGAACCTAAAGAGCTAGAGGTAATAGAGCCTAAGCAAGATAACAGTGTAACAGTTCATGCTGGTGGTAGGTTCGTACAACGTAAGCTATTACTACATGTTACATCGTTAGAGAAGGCTCAAAAGCATTTCCTACAGAATGTATCTGAAATCAAGCCAATGATTCTAGAAGCGTTCAATGCTCCTACTACAGAGCTACTGTTTGAAGATGAGGAAGGTATTGCGTACTACTTTGATGCTGATAACTTTGTTTACCTTTGGGGTAAAGCTGACGGTAGAATCATTACTTACTATGAAGAGGACTTTGGCTTTGCCAAGCATATCAACCGTAACATTGTAATACAACAGGTAGAAGAGTTGAAGAATGCCTTTGAGTATTACAAACAACTTCAGGTAGACAATGCTAATGAGCATGAGAGTGCTAAGTCATCCCTAGACTTGCTAGAAGATGAGGAAGCATTACTATTAGCTAAGTTAGAGGCTATCAAGGCTCATAAGAAAGAGATTACTGCATCTCTAGACCTATCAGACAAGACTCTTGCTAGTCATAAGAAAGAGTATGAAGCTGAACGTAATAAGCTATTCCGTAAATCTAAAACGAACTAGGAGGAGATACAATGGCAGGCTATACGTTAGAGAGTTGTAAGGATTGCATACATGAAAAGGTGTGTAAGTTCATTGATGTATTCGAGGAGATGAAGGCTAAGAATATCCCAGTGGACTACGATGACCCAGAACTTTGTACATTGTTTGAAGCTAGTGGTGGAGATGGTACTCCAACTGGAGACTTCCTAACAGGCTTGTTGAAGAATAACCCAGACGTACAGGTAATGTATATGGATGACTTCCTTGGTAAGAGTACTAAGGAAGCTAATGATAAGGCTGTTCGTAATCACCTCAATAAGACAGACCCAGACCTAGCTATTAAACAGATGAACGAGCAATTGTTGTTGGCTGTACGTGACTATCAGGTGAAAGAGGGTGTAGACCCTGATATGGTTAAGTTCAACCCAGAGACCTTAGAGATGGTAGGGCTTGAGCCAACAGGCATTTACTCTGTACCAGGCTTTGGGGATTTAGATGTAGAGTATGATGATGACATGGAGCTAGGCATGTTCTGGCTAGGGCATACTGAAGAAGATGATGAGGAAGATGGAGACTAATAGAATAACTGGTATAACAGGCGTGTATCATTGATACACGTCTTTTTTGTATTTTTTCAAAGAAAGGAGGGATACCATGAAACGTCCAACACTGGTATCAAGCTTATCAGCGTCCTTCCGCAAAGCTACCTTACCTGAGAGTGTAGAGGAGTCTAAGCAAGAGCATAGGATGACAGTCAGAAACCTGATTGATACCTATTTTGAAGACTTGGCTCAAGGCAAGGTAGAAGGGATTAGGAACGCTAAAGAGTTAGCTGAGATTATTAAGCTAGACCTACTTCTTATGGGTGATGTGACTGAGCGTACTGAACAGCTTAGTGACCTAGATGAGGTTAAGATTAATAAGGTGGCTGAACTTATTGACCTTGAAGACCCTGCTATCAGTGGCTTACTTGCTGATATGATGAAGGAGCTTAACAAGGCTAATGACGATGCCGATATGTCGGTGGCTAAGAAGGGGGTGTAGACCCCCTTTATCTATTAAGGAGGGAGAAAGATGCAAATAAGTAAAGCTCAACTGCAAGAGATGCTGATAAACAAGACACCATCTCTATACGCATTAAGACATAGATTCATCAAGGGAAACCCCCTTACATTCCATAGTACGAAGAATGCAATCAAACATAGACCTTGGCAGATAGACATCCTTAATGACCAGCATCCTGATAAGGTAGTACGTAAGTCCCGTCAGTTAGGTCTGTCAGAGATGGCTATCACAGAGTTCACATGGTTCTTGGATACTCATCCAAATACCAAAGCCATGTATACGTTCCCACGTAAAGAGCAAATGGAGGATTTTAGTAACACTCGTATAACACCTATCTTCACTGAATCAGCTTACTTGTCTAGTCGTCTTGACCCTAAGATGAACAACGTTCGTCTTAAAAAGCTTACTAATCAGTCGGTGTTGTTCCTACGTTCAGCATGGGGAAGCGCACTAGGTGAGGGTACCGATATTGATATGTTAGGTCTAGATGAGTATGACCGTATGAAAGATGGAGTAGAGCTAGCCTTCCGTGAGTCTATGAAGTCATCTGCTTATGGTCTAATGAGACGTTGGAGTACCCCTACTATACCTGGTCGTGGGGTGGATTTACTATTCCAGAAGAGTGACCAGCGCTTTTATCATCACAAGTGTGAGAAGTGTGGGCATTGGCAATTTCTTACTGTTGAGGATAACATACTACAGGTCAAGGAGAATGGTATTGATATAGTAAGGGAACAGATACAGGATGGAACGTTCATGTTCATCTGTAGTAAGTGTAAGCAAGCCCTTAATCGTTGGCATCAAGGTGAGTATGTAGCAAAGCACCCAGATGTGCATGAGATACGTGGCTACCACATCAGTCAGTTAGATGCTGTATGGATTAACGCTGATGAGATAATGCGTAACCAATTCCAGTATAAGATTAAGCAATTGTTCTATAACTACGTTATTGGTATACCTTATGCGTCTGAAGGCTTGCTTATCACTGACCAAGACATACTTGCATGTAAGAAGTATGAGGAGCCAATAGGTTACAGGGATTATTCAAAGTATCAGAAGATTGTAGCTGGAGTAGACTGGGGTTACTTCAACTGGATGGTAGTGCTAGGGCTTACTCATGACAACCGTGTAGACCTACTAGACCTGCATTGGGTAGCTGATAACCCTAACAAACCTCTAGAGAGCGTTAACATATTCACAGCCTTACTCAAGCCATTTGACCCTGATGTTATTGTTGCCGATAATGGTTTTGGTGCTGACCGTAACAGTTACTTAATGCAACAGTTCCCTGGTAGGGTATATGCGTGTGACTGGGATACACCAAGGACTTCAATACCTCTTGTGGATGCATGGAATGACAAAGGTAGACGTGTAAGGGTTGACAAGACTACTAAGATGAAGCGTACTCTATACAACCTGAAAGCAAGGTCGATAGGTATGTTTGGTCAGTGTGAGAAGCTGGATATGTTGACTAAACATTTAAAGAACGTGAGAACCATAATGGAAGAGGAAGATGGAGAAGTGTATGAAAGGGTAACACGTGTAGGGGATGACCACTTGGCTTGTTCATTGACATATGCGTATATAGCTCTTGACAGAATACTTGCTCTACATGAGCCTAGTACTAACCTTGATTATGACTTCATGCCTTCTGGTGGTGGAACATTTGGATACGATAGGATGTGATGATATGGAACTGTATATAAACATAAGCAAAGGGATGCACACACTCAACACTGGTAAGCT